ACTAAATATGAAGTGGGCGAACACTACGGCTGGCATGCAGATGGCTGGCAGACTCCGTATAATAGACCCCATAATTTAAAGGAGCATGGAAAAATTAGAAAGCTTTCCGTAACCTGTCAATTAACAGATCCCTCAGAATATAAAGGGGGAGAATTAGAGTTTAAAGTTTTATTAGATTCAACTGGTCAAACTAGAACTTATACTTGCAAGGAAGCTCTACCTAAAGGCTCTATTATTGTTTTCCCCTCTTACACCGTTCATAAAGTAAAACCCGTTACAGCAGGCACACGATATTCATTAGTTCTGTGGAATTTAGGATGGCCATTTAAATGAAGCCCAAAATTATAGATAATTTTTTAGGTGAAGATTTGAATCATTTTTTAAAGGATATGTTTTTGTATAAGGTTGCCCATTGGTGGGGACATTATTCATCAGAAAAAGATAAGAAGGATGAAGTGTTTATGTATAAACACGAGTTAAATCTACAGGACCCCTTTATAAAATTTATATTTTTAAAAATCTGTAAGGCTGTCTTACTCAGTTTAAAACCTTTAAGGGCTGTTGTTAATATACAACATCCTGGAATGGAGGGAAATTTTCATGCAGACTATGGTAGCTTCACCTGTGTCTATATGGTGAGCGATACTTTAAAACCTAACGATGGCTCGTTATATCTCAATAAACAAATAATTAATTTTAAACAAGATCGCTTGGTAGTTTTTGATGCCAAGACCCCCCATAAAGGAAAAGCCCCTTTAAAAGGGGTGAGAGTAACTCTAGCATTTCAATGTGAGGGTATTAATGTCTAATATAGAAATTACAGGATTATTTCCTACCCCCGTGTACTCCACGTTTTATGATAAAGAATTTACTAAAAAAGAAATAGCTGAAATAGAAAAAATAAAAAAAGAAAGTATTAAAGAAGTCCCTGATGATATCTTTAATTTAAAAGGAGACAAGGATTATATTTTAAAAAGACCTGTCTTTAAAAACCTTAAAAAATTTATTGAGTTACATTTACAAAATTATTTAAAAGAAATTGTTTCTGCAAAAGATGTGGAAATTTATATTACTCAGTCTTGGTTTACTGTGACTAGACACGGAATGTCCCACCGAATTCATAAACATGCTAATAGTTATTTATCCGGAACCTTTTATATGTATGACGTTAAACCCGAAGACAAGGTTATCTTCCACAAAAAACATTATGATTTAAATGATATTCTTTTACCTGAACGAACAAGTTTTAATTTGTATAATTCTGAAACATGGTTTTTGCCGGCAGCCCCTGGTAAACTCATGCTGTTTCCTTCAGATATATCTCATCATGTAAGCCCAATGGAGGGAACGCATGTGAGAACCAGTTTAGCTTTTAACACTTTTCTAAGAGGACGACTTGGCTATCAAACAGCATTAAGCCAACTTTATTTAAAATAATATGCCACTTCATTTTGATATATTCCCCCTATTTCCGCAGACCTTATCTATTTCTCATCTTAATACGGTAAATAGTAAGCATGTTTTAAAAATTTTAAAGAAACTTCCATGGCAAAAAACAGATTTTTCTGAGTACTATGATGTACTGGGAGGAAACTATGTAACGACCAATTATCATATTCTAAAAAATTTTCCAGGATTAGAAGATATTTTCATAGAACATATCGACCTGCATATTAAAAGAATTTTAAAATATAGAACTAGTTTTAAAATATGTTCTTCATGGGGAACCATGACTGAGCCTAATGGATTTTCTAGGCTTCATTACCACACTAACTCATGGTTAAGTGCTATTTATTATCCTGAAGGAGACCCCAATTTTAAAGTTAGCTTTGCTGATTATAAAACGGAATGGTTTAAAGATGAACCTATTGAATATAACACGTTTAATGAAGCTGCAAAAAATTTTACAGTCACCCAAAATATGTTGATATTATTCCCTAGTTCTTTAAGGCATCAGATATTGCCCAACAAATCTAAAAAAAACAGATACTCTATTGCTTTTAACATTATGCCTAACGGAGAGTTTAATTATCCTTCCGACAGTCAACTCAACCTTACAATTAATACATGAAAAATACTTTTGAAAAAAACGGATACCAGATTATAAGAAAGGCCATTGATCCACAGCTTGCTACTTTTGTGCATGATTATTTTTTAGTAAAAAAACAAGTAGCTGATACTTTTTTTAAAACCCGATTTATTTCTCCCTTTACCATCGAACATGGAACTATGGGAGATGGTCAATGCCCCGATTCATATTCTCACTATGCTGACATAGCCATGGAAATATTATTAATATGGTTAAAACCTTTAATGGAAAAAGAAGTTAAAATGAAACTCTATCCCACGTACTCTTACGCAAGGATATATGACAAAGGGGCAATTTTAAAAAGACATATAGATCGTTTTAGTTGTGAAATATCCACCACTTTAAATCTGGGTGGTAAAATCTGGCCTATCTATTTAGAAAATAAAAAAGGTAAAAAGATTAAAGTCATACTAAATCAAGGAGACATGTTAATTTATAAAGGTCAAAGTCTGGCTCATTGGAGAGAACCTTTAGAAGAAGGTTATTGTGTTCAAGTGTTCTTACACTACAATAAACAATCAGGGAAGAAAGCGAAAAAAAATTATTTAGATGGAAGACCTCATCTAGGTCTACCTACTGCATTTAAAAATACAGATTGGATTAATCCCCATATGTTTAAAAATTTTAAAAATGAATCTTAGAGAACCAAATTTAACTAATACTTTTTTAGAATACTTTTTAAAAACGCCTCTAAAAGAAAAAACCTTAGTGGAAATAGGATCGGGTCCTTCTCATTTATTTTGGAAGAAATATTTTAAAAGAGTTATTTCTTACGAAGATGATAAAAATTATTTAACTAAAGATATGATACCTTTTACTAAAGATTATGCAGAAGATAATCAGTTTAAATACAATTTAAATCTAGCTGACTATATAATAATTGATAATGAACCTAATAGAATAACTAGATATGAATTTGCATGTTTTACATGTAAATATGTAAATCATCAGGCCTCTATTATACTAGATAATAGTAACTGGCATATGAAGGCCTTTGATTTTTTAAAAACCTTTTATTTTAATAAAGATTTTCCAGGCGTAGATAAATACAATAGCTATACTGTTACTTCTTTATTTGATATAAGGAAAAATAAGAAATATATTTTTGAAACAGGTATAGATTAAAAAGGAGATAATATGACATTTAACACACAGTGGACAATCTTTCAGTATCAAGAGCGTATAAAGGAACTACAGGAAGACTTGATTATGGAGACGATGGTAAAGAAGTCTGAAATTGAGCGTACTAAAGGTTTACTGGATCAGATTGAAACACAAAACGTTCATACTGGTACTCTAGTTAAAATAAATGAGGAGTATGCAAAACTTATAGGTAAGTTAAGATCCAGAATAAAAGAACTTGATGGGAATTTATAGGACAAAGTGCACGCAACGGTAAAAAAAATTTAGGTTTATATGCAAGCTAGGTTTCATTATTGGGGACCCTTATTAGTTTCATTCAAGGTAAATGAAAAGGAACTGAATCAAATAAAAAAACTATGTAGTAAGAAAGGAAAGCCCTATAACAGAAACTTAGTAGGAGTTATCAAAGACGAACATGAGATTGATGCTCTTAAGTATGATAAAATTTTAAAACCATACACTTTAGGATATCAAAAAACCTTTGCTCACTTTAGGGGATTTGAACTAAAAGGAACGATCCAATGTTCTACTGCTTGGGTTAATTATATGAAAGCTACAGAGTATAATCCTCCGCATACCCATGGTAATTGTGAAATGTCTTCTGTGTTATTTGTTACTATTCCTCCAAAATTAAAAAAAGAAAATGAAGAATGGAAAAAACACAATACTCATTACTCTGGTCCAGGAACAATCTCATTTTTTTATGGAACCCCTAATTTTTATAACATAGAATGCCAAGAATTTTTCCCAGAAGAAGGAATGCTTTATCTTTTTCCAAAAGATTTAAAACATTTTGTTTCGCCGTTTTTTAGTAAATGTGAAAGAGTTTCAGTAGCCGCTAATTTTATAACGGTTTAGACGCCGTCGTCTATGATATCCCAGGCTTGAGTTCCTTCATTCCAAGTATATCTATCAGAATAACTATTATCTTCACTAGCATAAACTTGCGTGTATGTAACTGGCTTCGGTGTGGGTGCTTGCCAATCATCATTCCCATCTAGTGTCCAAGATGCATAAGGTTGGGGTTTTAAAAATTTATTTTTAGCAGCATCAAAGATATCCCCAATAGCTGCATAGGCTTTTCTGAAAGCCCCTGTTTTAGAAGTTTGAACCCATTTAACACCTAGTTCTGATAAACCAACTGTTTTTTGAAAACGAGTAGCCGCTACTTCTGATTGATCTCCACCATAAGCATCAATCTCGTCTTGAGCTGCAACAACAACTCTTAATACTCTATTATTTGAATCTATTTCTGCAAAGTGTGCCATACATGTTTCCTACCCAACAGTTACTGTTCCTGACACTGTAAAGGTTGCGTACTGTTCTCCACCTGGAGTTGTTTGTAAAGTGTTTGTTCCTGGAGCCACAGAAAATACTGCACCAGATGGTGCTCTTAAAATAACAACACCGTCTCCTCCATCTTTTGCAGCGTAAGTTCCCGTATCGGATCCTCCGCCACCACCGCCTCCTCCGAGGCCATCAGTGCCTTGTGTAGCAACTTGGGAACCATTTTTAGCTCCGTCTCCACCACCACCAGCTCCGCCAGTACCTCGCGTAGATCCAGTGTGGTAAGAAGCTCCTCCACCGCCTCCAGCGTATTGAACAGATGCTCCTGTTATAGTTGAAGCTGACCCAGCTCCTCCGGGTCCTCCAATTGGATATATAGGTGGGGATGGTTGTGCATCAGAACCAACAGCATTAGCGCCGCCGCCTCCTCCGCCTCCCCAGTTACCATGTTGAGGTGTGTTATAAGTTTGTCCAGCTCCACCAGTATTCCCTTGTGGGGGTGAAACTGGAGGTGTATTTCCAGCTCCGCCTGGTTGAGTGTAAGAACCTTGGCCCGGATAATAATCTCCTCCGCCGCCACCAGATCCTCCTGATCCCGCAGCACCAGAACCAGCGCCGTGTCCGGCTCCACCACCAGCGGATGTTATTGTTGAAAATACTGAATCTTGTCCGGCAGTTCCATCTCCAGGAACCCCAGCTGCTCCACCTGCACCAATTGTAATAGGGTAAGATCCTGGTTCTAATTCGATTGTTGTTCCGCCAGGAAAAGAAGTTCTAAGTCCACCAGCTCCGCCGCCGCCGCCAGCTGTGCTAGAACCTCCGCCGCCGCCACCTGCGATATTTAAATAATCGAAAATTACGGGGGCACTTCCGCCACCTGATCCGAAGCCTAAAACTCTATAACCAAAAGACATATTTCTTTCCTCCTATTAAGTTTATGCGTCGTTAGCAGCGTCTGTAGTATAAAATAATTTAATTCCCATTAATCGTGCATCACCAGTAAAGGTATCGCTGCCGTCGGCTGCATCTCTGTATAATTGAAAAAATGTTAAATCGTCATCAGCTGGTGTTCCTGCAATTGTCATTGCGGAACTTACTGAAGAAACAAGTACGTCTTCAACGGCACCGCCTCCAGCATCTGTAACTTCTTGAGCCGTTCCAAAAACAACATCGGCTGTGTCATCGTTAGAAACACTCACTCCTTGTAATCCCATAATACAGTTCCCTGTATTCGTATTACTTGGAGCCCAGAAATATTGGAAAGTTACTGTTCCTAAATTCCATGATTTAGGCATTGCAATAGCAAACTGTGCGTATTCCGCTGTACTTGCATCATAGTCTAAAACTTTTAAATCGGGTCTTGTTGCTGTTGTTTCAACTTGTTGAGCATCAGCACCATTTGTTGTAGAGCCATACATCGCAGAAGCAGGAACCCAAATAGTTTCTGTGCCTGCAATTTTAACGGCTGCTGTTCCTGATTTAAGAACACCTGTTCCTAATGGATTAATATTAATATCTACATTAGAATCTGAAGATGAGGTCGCAGAAACTGTTGGACCATTTCCAGTTGCTGCATTTGCAAGAGTCAGTTCATTGATTGCTGATCCAGTAGCAGTTAATTTTAATAATTCATTAGAGTTTGTATCTAAAATAGATGTACCAATAATTGGTGAAGTTAAAGTTTTGTTTGTTAAAGTCTGTGTGCCATCAAGAGTAACGGTTCCCATTCCAACATCAACGATGTTAGGATTAGTTCCATCATCACCTGCAGCATAAATAATTTTAGTTCCTTTGTCTGTAGCTGACCAAGTAACACTAGAGCCTGATCCAGAAACATATTTAAATTGAACTGTATATGCACCTGATGAGCCATTTGTTATAATATAAAAAGTTTGAACGTCTAAAGGAATAGTTACTACAGTGTTTTCACCAATTGTTCCTGTGAATTTTATAATTCTGTGTGCAAGTGTAGCTCCTGTTGATCCATCACTTACGGATAATGTAGTAGGAGTTGAGGCTATAGATTGCTCTACATAGCCACCAGAAATTTGTTCAATGATTTCCCAGTTAGTATTAGTAAGTGTACCCCATGTTCCGGCTTTTTCGCCAGTTGTCATTAATTGAACGCCAAGAGGTGTATAATTCGATGCCATAATTTAATCTCCTAATTTAAGCGCTGTGCTCTACGTATGTATAAGAAGTATTGCCTGTAATGTCAATATCTTTATACCCAAGTGGTGCTACGCCAGTTGATCCCAAATTAACATTAAATGCTAGACCCGTCAAGCCTACAACATCAGCCGGTGAAATTGCTCCTACACTAGAACTTATAGCACTAAGTGTAGATAATCCTACGGCCATATCGGCAACAACTAGATCTGTATCTAAAGTACTTGTAATACCTAACCCGGTTAGATTTATTAATTCAGTAGGAGTAAAGTCCATACCTGCAGAATTTAAAGCGCTTGTGATAGAAAGCCCACTTATCTCATAAGTCATCGTGTGAGCAACGCCGCTAGAATTTAAAGCAGAGGTAATATTAAGGCTTGCTAATCCTTGACTATGATCGGCTCCATTGTTGATAGCTGGAGTTCCTAGACCAGCACTAATTGCACTTGGGCCAGTGATACCGAAAATAAAATCATAGTTTAATGTTAATGAATCATTAAGAGTTGATGTAATTTCTAGACCTGTAGGAGATGCAATAGTTAATTGAGTAGTTGTGAAACTAAATGTTCCACCCCATCCAATTTGTTCATCCCAAGGAGCTTCTCCCCATGCTCCAGGACCTTGCGCACTAGAAATTTCAAATGAATCAGTTAGTACAACTGTTGTAGTATTTTGGCCCCAGTTACCATAACCCCATTCATCTCTACCCCAACCTTCTTCTGATTGAGCATAAGGGAAAGTTCCTAAAGCTGTGGTAAGCGCAAAACCGGTTAAAGCAATAACAGGGTCATAACTATCGCCCCAAGGTTCACTTCCCCAATCATCTCTTCCCCATCCTTGTTCAGAAAAAGCTGGAAAGTCGGTGTTAAGGGCACTGACTATCGATAGACCACTTGGGTATACAGTATAATTATTCTGTTCGCCCCAGTTCCCTTGTCCCCAGGTTGTTCCCGATTCTCCCCAAGAGTTAGCCATAAGGATTTACCTCCTTACGATAATCTTAGGATAGCTGAGCTAGAGTCGTTAGTTGGAAATTGTATTGTGAAAGTTCCAGATGAAACTGTTTTATCCCCACCAAAATCAACAGCGCATACTGCCGCGTTTGTTGTCAATCCAGTAATTGTAGATGAATTATATATTAAGCATCCACGAGCTGTGAAAGAAGCTGATGTCCAAGATGTGTCAGAAAAATCTGTGTAAGAAGTTGTCGTACTTGTGCCAACCCCTGTGTTCGTCAGAGTATTTCCACCAGCAGTGTATCCAGTTCCGGAGACTTCATTAGAAGCGCTGTAAGCGGTTGTCGTAGTACCTAAAGTCGCGCTGCTAGTATATAATGCAATTTTAAAAACACTTCCAGCTGGAGTTGCTCCAGATGTATCAAAACTATGTAAGCCTTTTAACATTTCGGCTTTAAAACTATTTGTTATTGCTGATGTTATAGCCATAATATTTTTCTCCTAATTTACGGTGACGGAGATTGGATCGGAATTCTTACAGTACCATCTGTATAATCGTCTCGTCTTCGTCTACCAATTTGCACTCCTGCAAACTTCTGTACCTCTTGTTTATACTTTCCTTCGTATAATGTCAACATATCCATTGGACCTTTTAAATATCCAAAGGCCTCTACTAAACAGGCATATAATAAGCCTTGTGGAAAATACTGACTTATATAAGTTGTAGCTGTAGTAGTTAGACTCTTAGGTACCATATCATAATATATTCGAAATCTGTAGTTAGCATCTGGCGTCGGGGCTATATAAAGGCCTCCTGAAGTAGTGTCTGAAGTGCCAGTAGCACCCCCAAACATCGCATAATACTTAGGTAATCCTGTAACATCTTGGCCAGTCGAACCTCCTGAAGGACCTGTTAAACGATTAACATACTCGCTTAAATAAGTTTGATCCTTTTTAATTAACCATTCTCCCGGTCCTGTTGTAACTGAGGTACTTTCAAAAACTTCTACCCCACGTACAAATACGGTTCCAGTATTTCCTTTAGTTCCTAATCCTGAAACATTTATTGTATTGTCATCAACCGCTAAATTTCCTTCACTAACATATCTATATGCATCGATAGGAACATCATAAAAAATTCTAAATTCTGCATTTTGAATAAACTCATCTATAATAGTTGTAGTTAAAATATTATCATCAGTTTCAGTGTAATTTTTAATTGCTGTTTTTAAAGTTGTGTATGTAAAGCCTGCCATTATCCTCTTCTTTGATTAACTGGTCCTACGACACAATTAATCCCGCCTCCTGTTTCTGTTGTACTGGCTGCTGATGGTAAAGTCAACGTAAAGCTATTATACTGTGTTACTGTTGAAGGTTCCCCTGCTTGTTTAACAGTTGTAGAAACTCTTGAAACAATTTTATGAGATCCAAAAACTTTAGCTCCACTATTATGGGAACGTGCTGTAGTGCTTATAGGAGTTTCGGCTCTGTAAGGCGCCGCAGTTCCTCGTGTGCATCCTGTTAAATCATTACTGGACTTCCCGGTATATTGAATTGTTTCATTAGCCAACTTACCAATTAATAAAGGATCGCTGGTATCATCGGAAGTTAAAACTTTTCTAATAACAATGTAGCCGCTCGTTGGAAAATTAGAAGCATCCGTTAAAGTGATAGTAGTTGCAGTGGAAGTAATATTTCCATTTAAAGTAGTATTCAATTCTAAAGCTGCAATTGAAACTCCTCCTACTGCTTCATCAACAGAAGTAAATCTAACTTGATCATTGACTTCAAGTCCACCAAATGGAAATGAAAAAGTTAGTGTAGTATTAGCAGCCGTTGAAAAAGGATTATTGGGTAAAAAATCTTCAGTTGGAAATTCCGTTCTAGCTGGTCTTGCATGTTGTAAAGCCTGAGGATCCGCACTTGTTGGTTTAGGGCTTAATTGAGGAGACTTAGGTTCAAACTCCGTATAATGAACCCATGCACCATTCCACTCTCTAACCATTTCTTGATAAGGAAAAGCTAAACCTGATCTATCGGAGATCATCAATGCAAATCTACCTTGAGAAAATGTAGTCATAATTAAGCGTTAGGATAGTATACCTTAGGCGCAATATATGTACTTGTAATATCAGCGTCCTCTTTTACGGCTCTAGCCAATTCGTCCTCATATAATAATTTTAATTCCTGTGTTCTTTGAGGAGCATTTTTTTGTGATAAATAATAAGCTAATCCTGCACACATACATGGAACAAATCTATAAGGAACATCGCTTGCATTTGTGTAAGCTCCTACATCTTGAATTCTTTTAACATAATAATAATTTATTTTATTACCATCTTCTGCTGCACCAGGAGTTAAGTATAAAGTTATTGTAACTTTATCGATAAATCTTTCTACAAAATATTGAGTAGGAATTCCTTTAGCTGTTTTATTAGAAAATCCTTGATATTGAGACCTGCTTATTGCAGTCATCGGCGTAGTAACATTACTAGAAGTAACTTTGTAATTAGCTTCTAAAACATTATCCACACCATACACCGCGGTAGCATCAGAAGTTCCATCTCCTGTTGATCTATACATTGTATAGACAGCTTGACCATCCACTAAAGTAATATCGTTGTTTGCAATTTCCCAATAGTGAAGACCTCTGTTTCCCCATTCAGAAAATAATATATTTAAAGATCGTTTAGCGGTTCTTAATTGATAACCACTAACGTTTTGAAGACCAATACGTTCGTAAGCTTCTTCTACAATTTCTTCAATTGGAAGAGTCTTGTCAAAAGTATAAGACTGAGAAGTAGTGTTAGCCATCTACCCTTACCCATAGTAAACAGTAACATGTGTGGTTACAACATTTGTAACTTTAAGGCTTGTTCCACATTTAATTCCTGTTCCTGGTAACATAATAGAACCAGCCACAGATTTACTATCTCCTGCATCTGAATCATTTGTTCTTGGAACATCGACTACCCATACACTACTAGAATCATCAAGAACTGTAATTGTTCCTGCTGCTACGTTATAGGGTTGAACCCAAGACAGTCCTAATATTCTTGCCGGACCATTAAAAACAGTATGTGTATCCGCTGTAGTAATATTACTTGTTTTAATATCCACTGGATATGTACTCATAATTTTCTCCTATTTATGCGAGCTCCCGAAGGAGCTCACAAATTTTATTTATTACGCACTAAAAAGAAAAGTACCTGTAACTGCTAATGGATCTTTTGCAAGATCAGAAGCAATGTTCCAAATACCGTCTTCAAAGCATGTAAAATATATATAACAACCACTTGTTAATATATTAGTGGTAGCGTTCGCGGGTGTGAAAGTCATTTTCGTTTCATCCGCGATAGAAGTATCAAGAGTTACTTCACTACTTGCAGTGGTTTCAATTTTTGAACCAGTTCTGAAAACATCACTACCTGCACAATCAAAGCTAAGCGCAGCCACTGATGCGTGAGCTGTGTCGTTTGATTGAAGATGCACTACTATAGTTCCTGAAGTTGCTGCTGGTAATGTTACCGCTTGAGCAGCTGCTCCTGTGTAGTCGTTAATCGTAATTACATTAGCTGCGTAAGTTAATGTACTTGACGTTGCCACCGCAGTAGCAGTTAAACTTGTAAGGTCTGGTTTCATTCCTACAAACCTTTTAGTTATAACTCCTGTGCTAGCAGCTTTATTGATCTGTTGAAATCCATTTTCGGATCGCACCGGACCATTAAACGATGTATTTGCCATGATTATAATCCTCCTAGTTTATAGATCTAGTCTCTAGGCCGTCGACTATACTCGTCTAGATCTAATTTAATAATTGTATAGTAATATTTTTATAGCGCACTTTTGAATAGAGCGCAAGAGATTACGTTGTTTGGAAGAGTTTTCCGAATGTAGCGTTTTATTTAAGTGGCTACTGACACTTCAGGCCTTGAGTCGATGATCTTATTTCTAAGATCTTCTAATCGAGCTTCTTCTATCTTGATCTGAGTAATGACCTCTTTAATTGCATGATCAATTCTCGTCATTGTGAGAGTATATCTACCCTCTTTAAGATGCTCCTGCTCCCAGTCTAACTCCAAGGACTTCTTTTGTTTGTATAGGTCCTCGATCATTTATAACCTCCTCATAGGTTATCCATTTACGATCTTTCCTCGTAAATCCATCAGATTCGAACTTTACCTCATTTTTTCCTATCTTGTCAAGGATAGAATTCTCAATATCTTGAGGGGTGTCTTTACACTGGACTGTGAAGTCAGCGTAATAGCCACAATATCGAATTTGAATTCTGAAGTTTTTCATAGGTCTAATTTCTTACTTTATAAACGAAATGAGGCGACTTTGAGGCCGCCTCATCTCTAATTTGTTGCTTAGGTATTACGCACCTTCAACACCGAAGATACCTCTAGGGTCTGATACGCCAAAAACGTATCTTTCTCTAGCTTTGTATCTAACGTTGCCAGTATCGAAATCTCCTTCCATCTTAGTTGTAAGTGGGGATCTTTCGAAATGCTTCATACCATTAGGCACATCTGTAATAATGTACCAAGAGTCAGAATCAGTTAGGTAGTTGTTCACTCTGTATCCTTGAGGAATCATACCCATTGATTTAACTGCGTTGATATCATTATCAGCCGTTGCAGTTCTACCTTCAGATTTCATTAATC